TGGACAAGTATACAATACTGGAATAATTACAACTAGTGGTTCTGGTGCAAAAGTTTTACCAATATCAACTTCTGGATTAGGAAGTATTGGTTCTTTTGAACTTACAAACTCTGGTATTAATTACTCAAGCGCTCCTACAATAACACCATTTAGACACGCAGTATTAAAAGATATAACTGGTACAATAACTGTAGGTGATACATTAGTAACTCATACTGGAAGTGTAACTGGATTCAATTCAGATACACAATTAATATCTATTAATACAGATGAACCATTTATAGAGGGTACACTTATAAGAACATCTGGTAGTGCAAGTGCTACTATTGCAAATATTGATATTGCAAGTGGAACAGCAAGTACTGGAACAGAATCAGTTACAGCTGGTGAATTTGTTGGTTCTGATGGAATAGTTTCAGAAGATGTTAATCGAATACAAGATAGTTATTACTATCAAGATTATTCTTATGTTGTAAAGGTTGGTGAATCAATTGCATCATGGAGAGACTCATTACGTTCTTCATTACACCCAGCTGGTTGGATAGTCTTTGGTGAAGTTGAAATCAAGAGTAGAATATTTGCTGGTGTTAAAACATCAACTATTGTTCCATCTTCATTTACACCAGAACTCGCAACTATACTCAAAACTTTATTTTCTGCTGTTTTTGGTAGAAGATTAGGAACTACTGATGATGGAACTTCACTTCGTGCAAATGCACAAACTGGTGTTGAGAGTCATACAGACTTAACAAACACAACAAGAGATATAACATTAAAAAGAATACACAATGTTGTTATTGGTACAAGAAGAACTGATAGGGGTGGGGTTTTTGGCCCAAGATTGATTAATCTTGCAAAGTATGCTTTTTCTGTTCCACCAACTACAACCTCTGAAGTAACTGCAAATTATCCTGGCGTTATAAGAAAGATAAGAACTTTAGATTTTGAAAGTGGTGCATACTATCCAATAGAACAATTTAAAGATGTAAAAATAAATGAAATATCAATAAGGTCATTTTCTGGAGATACACCAGATTTATTTTCTGATAGTGGTGATGTAAAATTTAGTAATAATACAGAAACATTTGATGGTAATAATCATATCATTATTCCACCAGCTGCATTTAAAACTAAAATAAATGTACCAGTACCAAGTGAAATAAGATTTATTGGTTTTGCTGGTTTTGACCAAAATGATATTAAGTTTGATACATCTGTAAGAACTTTTGATGGACAGGCAACTGTTCTAGGTACGACATCTTTTGACGAAGATTTCTTTAGATATGATAATAACTCTGTTAAATATGACAGAGATGTAATTGCATAATAAAATCATTATAAATAACAATAATGAATAGGAGATAAACTGATGGCATTTCAATTACTAGGTATTGGTAGTTCCGCCAATGATGGAACTGGAGATACATTAAGAGTTGGCGGTGACAAAATTAACGATAACCTCATAGAAGTATATGCTAAGATTAATGGAGTTTCAACTGGTAGTATCAGTAATGGAACTGCGTTAACTTCAGACAATGTTGTATTGAGAACATCAACCGACACTCTTACAAATAAAACTTTAACTAACCCAACTATTAATGCAGCGACATTAACTGGAACAGTTGCTTCAACTGCAACTATTACTGGTACATTAGATTTAACTGGTGCAGTTCTTGCTGGAACTACAGCTTTAGTTTTTGAAGGTTCTGGTGCAGATGCAAATGAAACTACTTTTTCAATAACTAATCCGACTGCTGATAGAACAATAACATTTAAAGATGGAAGTGGTACAGTCGCATTTACATCTGATATTACTGTTACTGCAACTTCAACAACTGCATTATCTAATAAAACTTTAACTGCACCTAAATTTGTAGATGCTGGTTTTATTGCAGATGCAAACGGTGCTGAACAAATTATTTTTCAAACAACTGCAAGTGCAGTAAATGAAATAGAAATTACTAACGCAGCTACTGGTGGTGCAGCTTCATCTGGTACATCAACTGCTCCAATTATTGGTGCATCTGGTGAAACTAATGTTGACCTCGCATTACTTCCAAAGGGAACTGGTCATGTTGCAATTCGTTCAACTGGTGGTACAAATAATCAAGGTGCGATTAGACTTAACTGTGAAAATAATACTCATGGTCAAACTCTAATGTCACAACCTCACTCTGCTGGTGATAGTGGTTTCTTTATGTTACCAAAAGCAAGTCCAGCTGGAAATGCAAGGTCTGCTCCAGATGTATTATTAAGTGGTTCACAAACTGTCGCTGAAACTGAAACTGCAAACGGTGCTGGTTCTTCAGTTGCATTATCACTTAATACACTTCATACTGCGATTGTAACAACTGGCGCTCAAGCGTTCTCACTTGCAAATGGAGTTAACGGACAAATTAAAACTATCTCAATGGTAACAGATGGTGGAAATGCAACTCTTACTCCAGCAACTTTATCTGGTGGTACAACAATTGTATTTAATGATGTTGGTGATAGTGTTATTTTACTTTATAATACAACTGGTGGATGGGCAGTTCTTTCAAATAATGGAACTACTGTATCTTAATAAGGAGTAGTCATGGCAATAGACACTTTAGGTTCAAATTCACTTGGTGCGAATTCAGTTACATCAGCTAAAATTGCTGATGGAACTATCGCAACAGCAGATATCGCTGATGATGCTGTAACAAATGCAAAATTTTCTGGAAGTGGTGCAGTTGCATACTTTGTCAACAGTTCTGGAACTGCAATAGGTGATACATCATCAAGTGGATTAAATGCACTAATGCGTGTAAACAATCAAACTCTATCTGGTAATGTTACTATTACTGGTACACAAAATGCATCAATGGCTGGCCCAGTCACGGTTGCAAATGGTGTAACATTGACAGTACAAAGTGGTGGGAGGTTTGTAGCAGTATGAGTACAATAGTCGCAACTAATATTCAATCTGATACTATTAAACATAGTGGTGGAACAAATGCTATGACTATAAGTAGTGGTGGTATTACTGCATTTGCTAATGCTCCATCAAACATTATAACTTCACTAACTACTCAAACAGCAACTGGAACAGCATTTGACTTTACTGGTATTCCATCAACTGCAAAACGAATTACTGTAATATTTAGAGGAGTTAGTTCAGCTAGTTCTGATACTGGTGCTTTAGTACAACTTGGTACAAGTAGTGGTTTTGCAGTTACTGGTTATGCTTCTACTTCTCATTATGGAAGTGGTGGAAGTAGTGACCATACTGGTTTTTATATTTATGGAATTGGAAGCTCTAATATTTTATCAGCAATTATGACAATAGTACATATGGGTTCAAACATTTATGTTGCTGCTCATTCTGGAAAATATAATACAAGTAATGGTATGTTCGGTGGTGGTGACCTTGCTTTAGGTGGAACTTTAACACAAGTAAGAATCAAGCAAGTTTCTGGAGGTAGTTTTGATGCAGGCACAGTTAATGTTATGTATGAATCATAGGAGTATAACATGAGTACAATTACAGCGACAAATCTTCATGGTGATACAATACGAAAGACTGGTGGTTCTCTTGGAGTTGATATACGAGTTAAGAATAATTCTGTATATGAGTCTGATGGTGGTACAAGTGTTACTCAAAATTTAGTACAAGGGTTGTGTAAACAATGGTCGCATCATAGTGGTGCAGCTGTAGTAGCTGATTCTTTTAATCAATCTAGTCTAACTGATAATGGTTCAGGCGATAATACTCACCCTTTTGTTAATAACATGGCAAATGCAAATTATAGTGTCACATTTGGTGGTGGACAAGGTACTACTGGCTCTTCCTTTCCAGTATTTTGTATTAATGACGGTTTAGGCACTAGTTCTTTTAGATATGATGTTGGTTATACTGATGGTGGTGGTGAGTATAATTATGAATGGCCAGATTGTACTCACCAAGTAGTAGGAGATTTGGCATGAGTCAAATATCAGCAGATACAATTAAAGGGGTTACTGCAGCTAATAACATAACTCTTGGTAATACACCAATAGTGAGTGCTTCTGCAAATTCTTTGACGATTAGAGGTGAAGGTTCTGCACAGACAAGTATTCAGCAAGGGTTGGCTAAAGTTTGGATGAACATGAATCAAGGAACAACTACAAATGGTAGTTTTAATACTTCTGGTTTAACAGATAATGGAACTGGTGATTATACAATAACAATAGCCAATAATATGGCTAATGATGATTATGCTGCACATCACACAGCATCTGATGCAAACACTAATACTTCTGTTTTAGTAGGTGTTACTAAAGGTGGTTCATTGGCTACAGGCTCATTTGATGTTTATGTTCTTAATGAGGATACTGGAGTATCAGATGGAAGTGACCCTAGCTCAATTAGTGTATTAGGAGATTTAGCATGACAATAAAAACACCAGAGTTTCAAGGAACTCATCTTTGGGATAGATTGTGTTGGGCAAAAGAAAACTTAGACGGTGTTCAATCAGATTATAGAATAGTTTGGGAAGATGTAGATAACCCAGATGAACCAGCGAAGATTACTATACCAGACCCAAACTGGTTAGCGTGTGCATTACAAGGTGGAATTCTGCCACCAGTAGAAGTTTACTGGGAACTTAAAAAAGACGAATCAAAACCAGATTTTAAAAAACATACTAGGGGATACTTACTACATAATACAAAACCTATTGATGCAATGACTGAAGAACAAGCTATAGAATATTTAATTCAAAAAGATATTCCAGAAAAAGTTTGGAGGAATTGGAACAAAGGTAATAAACCTAGAATGATTATATGTAAAAAGAATCAATTACCTTCAGAAAGAACATGGAGAAATGCATGGAAAATATCTGAAGATGTCAAAGTAGAAATGGTCGCATAGGAGAAAAATATGACTACTTATATACAAGATAAAAATGGAAAGACCATTGATAGTTCTATTGCAAAAATACCACAGTTTAGACATTTTCGTGAAGCATGGGTTATCAATGGCGAAGTAATTTCTGAAGATTTAACAACTGCTAAAACTTTATTTAAAGATAGGATTCGTGAGGTTAGAAAACCACTTCTTGAATTAGAAGATGTTAATTATATGAGAGCTTTAGAAGATGGTAATACTACAAAAGCAAAAGAGATTGCAGATAAGAAAAAAGTACTAAGAGATTTACCAGCAGATTCAAAAATTGACGCTGCAAAAGATATGGATGAATTAAAAAAGACATGGAATGAAAATATGCTTGGTACATCACCATATAAATAAAAATATAGGAAAACACCATGGCCGCAATAATCACGGAAAAATTTAGACAGTCAAACGCAGACTTGTTCTTCGCAGACTTGACATCAAGTAAATATTATGTATTTATAGGAAAATCACAACCTTGGACTTCGGAGGGTGCAACTTCAGATAGTGTGCCTCCAGTACCAGTAGACTCTGTTCAACCAGAATCATTATACTTTGATGATATGTTAGCTGCAAAAGCAGTTGGTTCTTCAAATATAAAAATGGTAATACCAAGAAGAGATTATTCAACTTCTGCATCTTTTGATATGTATAGACATGATATTGCTGGAACAACAACCTCTGGTAACTATCCATCAAAAACTACATCTTCTTCTGGTGCAACCAATCTATATGATTCAACTTTTTACTTTATGACTACAGCAAATAAAGTTTATAAAGTTCTTTACAATGGTGACCAGTTACAAACTGGTGCAACTAATATTTCTGGTTCAGAACCTACTTCAACCTCAAACGCACCATTTTGGCACGATAGTAATTATTATTTAAA